CCCGCAAAACTTGAATGTCGGTGAATGGTCGCAATTTTTGGCAAGTCGTGAATCTCAAGCCGGCAAGGGTTCGGGTCGTGTGAATGTCGGGGGTAAACATTGGACGGCACAAGAAATTTTGGACTTAAAAGCCCTTGAAACACAAGAACGGCACAAACGAATGATTGCCGAACGCAAGTTGAAGGAACTTGAATTGCGACGGGTTGAACAAGGTTGGGTCGAAATTGAACAAGCAAAAAAGGTAATCACCGAAGTTGTGACAACAATTCAAAGGTTGCTTGAAAATTTCCCGAAACGATACGCAACACGACTTGACCCGACAAACCCCGACCGAACCGAAAAGGTTTTGCGGGAATGTGTGAATGAAGTTTTGAAGGCTTTGAAAGATGAACGACGAAAAGATTTTTGAAACAATAATTGTTTCGACGGTCAACTTGTATCGGACAAACAAGTCAACCGACCCCGACTTGACCGAATCAATTGTTGAACTTTTAATCGGGGCAAAAATACCAAATTTTGAAACGAACCAATTGCGAAAACATTTAAATCGGGTTTGGTTATTTGATGACGAACGGGTCAACAATTGGGAAATTCGACAATGTCTTTTGCTTGCATTTGATTCATTGAATGATTACCAAATTGGCAATGAACTTGTCAAAATGGGTCAACGAATCGACAGAAAACGGCGGTCGGTATCAATTTAATTTTTTGGGCTAGTCGTGGAATTTGTTCGATTCGACGAAACTATCCGGCAAAAAATTTTGACTATTGCGTCACCGGACGAAGAAACAAAACTAATTTCAGAAATTGCAAGTCGTGTTTTGGAATTTCAAGAAACCAACCCAATCAAGTGTTTGCAATTCTTTGACCGGCTGACAAAACTTCAACAACAAACCGAAACGGGTTTTGTTTTAGTTTTGCAAATTCTTTCGGGAAGTCGTGCCGAACTTGATTCATATTCAAAGCAATCAATTAAAGCCGGAAAATCGAAACAATATATTCACGCCCAACGCCGGCGTGACATTGCAAAAATCGAAAAAATATTTCCGGAAATTGCAAAAGTTGTTCAAGATTCAATTTGGAAAAAAAGGAAATTATGAACTTGAAAAATTTTGCATTCAATCAATTTAAGCAAATTGAAATTCCAAATGTTGTTCAATGGGCGGAAACAAACGGGTATTTGTCGGAACGAATAACAGAACAAGCCGGCATTTATTCAACGACCGGTCACCCGTATGTTCGGGAAGTTTTGGAAAACTTTGCCAACCCAAATGTCAAACATGTGTCATTGTGTTGGGGTTCGCAAACCGGCAAAACAACAACTCTTTACATGGGCGTTGGTTTCACGGTTGATCAAAAACCCGCCCCGATCTTAATGGTTTACCCGACCGAACATGTTGCCCGCACATTTTCCAACGACCGATTGATGCCGTTTTTGACTGACACAAAATGTTTGCAAGAACGAATGCCCAAAAATCTTGACGGAAAAATTGATCAAGACAAGGTCACGACATACCGAATGGAATTTGACCGGTGTTCAATCAACCTTGTCGGTGGCGGTAGCCGTGCAAATGTTCGCAACTATCCGGTGTCGGTTTTGGTGTTGGACGAAATTGATGTCATAAGTGAACAAAGCCGGCGTGAATGTCTTGACCGTGTAAAAGGTCGGCGTGATTGGAAAGTGTTCCAAAGTTCAACCCCGCTTGACGAAACATCGGGAATTTGGGGGGAGTTTTTGAACGGCGATCAAAGACAATTCGAGATGCCTTGCCCGCATTGCAACGAATTTATTGCGTTTGAATGGAAGACCGGCGACAAGTTCAACCTTCGGTGTGACAAAGAAAAAAGCCGTATTGGTGACCAATGGATGTTTGAAGAAGTTGAAAAAACGACTTTTTATTTTTGCCAAAAATGTGACAAACCAATCAATGACAAAGACAAATTTGAAATGATGCAATCGGGTAAATGGGTTGCACAAAGCCAATCACAAAAGGGGTTTCGTTCATATCATTTGAGTTCATTATATTCGCCGACTTTGCGTTTTTCCGATGTCTTGATCAAGTGGCAAAAAGCACAAGACGAAGTTGAAGGGGTGAAAAATTTTGTTCAAGGGTGGCTTGCCCGACCGTGGACGGACGAAATTATGAATGTTTCAATTGAAAAAATTGAACAACTTGTTGGTGATCATGAACGGGGTGAAATGAAAGGTGACTTTCGGATTTTGTCGGTTGATGTTCAACGGTCACATTTTTGGTTCGTTGTGCGGGGGTTTAATCGTGACGGTTCTTCGTGGCTTATTGATCACGGCTTATGCCCGACTTTTGACGAACTTGACCAAATGTTCAAAGAATACGATTGCCGGTTTGGGATAATCGACACCGGATATGGCGACCGCGCGCAAGAAGTTTATGAACAAATTTTTCATCGACGGGCAAATTGGTTCGGGGTGAAAGGTTGGGCGAATATGGCGACACCTTATAAGGTCAATTTAATCGACCCGTTTTCGGGTACGGGAAAACAAGGAAAAACGAAAATCAAATTGGTTCACCTTGATGTTACCGTGTGGCAAGGTGAATTGGGGCAACGACGGGCGGGTCGAATAAAAGGTTGGCATCTTTACAAAAACCCGTGCTTGACATATTTGAAACAATTGGCTTCAAAGTGGCAACATGAAACAATCAACCGGAAAGGTGAAAAAAAAGTTGAATGGCGGGTGAAGTCAAAAGCCGACGACCATTTGTGGGATTGTGAAACTTATGCCCTTGCGTTTTCGAAATTGGTGGGGCTTGGCAAAGTTGCGTCTTCAACTAATGATAGCCCAAGGCTTAGTCGAGGCGGAAAAACGAACGGGGGAAAAAGTCACGCCCCCGTCGGGCAATTTCAAAAAAGCTTTTGGAAATAATTGTTTGCGGGCAATTTGGTTTGGGTGTGCGTCGGTTGCGTTCATTGTGTGTTTTAGTTTTGGACTTGTGCTTTTTGTTTTTTGCTTTCCCCCTTTGGTTGTCATATATTCTTTGCGGTGTGTGATCGGACTTTTTCGTGACCCGCCAATTCATTCATGACAAAATTGGATAATTCAAAAGCCGTTCGGTACGATTACACAAATTGGAACGCAATGGTTACATTGCTTGCCAAGTCCGCCGGCGTACCGGTCAAAAAAGTTATTCGGCACGAAATGGAAAAGGTGTTGGCAAAAGCCATCAAGTTGACCCCGCAAGCCAAAAAAGGAAATATAACTAAGCGATGGACAATAAAAGGTTCGGTTGCCCAACACAAAGGAAACGACCCGCCCGAACAAATACCCGAATTAATTGTGAAATTCCAACACAACGGGGAAACGATTGAACCCCGAAAGGCAATTCATTCCGACGACCTTGCCCGTGTCAAAGGAATCATGAACGACCAAAAAAAAGAAAGATATGATCGGGTTGGCTTGTGTCGGTCGTCATGGCTTTGGGTCGCCAAGAAATTCAAACTTGAATCCCCGTTAACTTCAAAGGCTGCCGAAAATGCTTTTGCAAAAAATAGTTGGTACGGTGGAAAAATCAAAGTCAAAGAATACGGTGACGATGAAGGGTATTCGATGAAATTTGAAATCAACGGCAAGGCTTTGTTTCTTGGGGGTAAAGGTCGAAAGGCTTTGTCAACTGCCCTTGACGGTCGAATCAAGTTTTGTGAAAAGAACATCGAAAAAGGTGTTCTTGAAGACCCGAAAAAGTTCGCCGACAAATACGGGTTTGCGATTCAAGGTTGACGAATGCGTCGTTGATATGTCAACCGAACTTGAAAACATCAACACTTTGATAACACAACGGGACGAAATGCGTGACGCCTTGGGCGAACTTTACAAAACCGGCATTTCATCGTACACCATAAGCGGGCGGACGGTAACATATGAACAAAGATTTGAACTTGAAAAAAACATTGCAAGGTTGAATCGAAGAATCGGGGCAAGGGGAAAAACAAATGCCACCGGCTACAACCTTGTTGATATGCGTGCCGGTTACACAACAAAATTCCCAACCCCCGAATAGCCATGAAGCAAAACTTTTTTCAACGACTTGGCAAGGGCTTGAAATATGCGTTCGGTGTGTACGGTTACGGGTATGACGCAACAAAAAATTCCCGATACCGTGAGCAAAAAAAACTTTATGGCGGGGTTCAATCCGAAGACCGTGAATTGCCAATGGGCGACCGGCTTTCATTGATCACCCTTTTATTGGATCAAAAAAGAAACAACCCCGTCGTCAAATCATTGTGCCGACTTCGTGAAGAGGACACAATTGGGTCGGGTATTATGCCACGACCCCAAACCGGTGATGAAGGCGTCGACCGTGAACTTGTGCAAATGTGGAACGAATATTCCGACGATTGTGAAGTTTCCGGCATGTCAATGATGGACACGCAAAAATTGCTTTCATCAATGCCCATGATTCACGGCGACGGGGGCTTGGTTTGCATTGATGACGGGCGGGTTCAATTAATTGCCGGCGAACAAATTGGAACGGGTGACACGGCTTCGGATATTGTCGACACCATGAACGACCCGTTGATTGTCGAAGGGGTCAAGATTAATGAATCGGGTATGCCGGTTGGGTATTTTGTCGGAAGTCGTTCTTCCGGAAGTTTGGAAGATGTGCAACTAATTGATGCCAAACATTTTATTCATCATACGAAACGAATGCGTGCCGGACAACTGCGGGGTGTTCCCGAATTGGCAACCGCCGTTGACGCCTTGATGGATGTTCAAGAATACGAACAAACCGAAATGTTGTCCGCCAAAGTTTCGGCAATGTTGGCTGCCACGGTTAAAAGAGAAAATTCATTGGACTTTGAAATTGGTGACCGAACCGAAGACAATGACCGGTTGTCATTTTTTGAGCCGGGGCAATTCCATTATCTTGAACCCGGTGAAAGTGTTGATGTTATTTCATCAAACGGTCGACCAAATGTGAACGGCATTGAATGGTTGAAATACAAATTGCGGGTTGTTGGTTCAACGGTTGGTGTTCCGGTCGAATTTCTTTTGATGACGATTGGGGAAACTTCTTTTTCGGCATCACAAGGCATGGTTCTTTTGTATCAAAACACAATTGAAGCCGAACAACGGCAAGTCATTCAAACTTTGCGTAAATGGTGGCGTCATAAAATCAACACTTTGATTGCCACGGGTGAAATGAATTTTAGTGAAACGGTTGACCCGTATTCTGTGCATTGGCAACCCCAAGGTTTTCGATGGATTAATCGGTCAAGCCAAGTTCAAGCGGATTCAAATTATTTGCAAATGGGGGCAATTTCACTTGAAAACATCACATCACAATTCGGAACAAACCCCGAAACGGTATTTTTAAACAAAGCAAAAGAAATTCAAAAAGCAAAAGAAGTTGCCGAAGCCCACGGGCTCGACCATTGGCGGGACTTATTTAATCCGATCACGACTTTTGGGAATTGGTCATATGATAAAGAAATCGAAAACGACCTTGTTGACGAAAACCCAATTGACAACGAATGAAGGTTGAAAAATTTAAATTAAAACGAAGTTTCAAAACAAACAATGTGACCGACACCGTTGGAGTGATGAACAACATTTCGTTGATTGAAACCGGTGAAGCAAAAGGACACGGGGTTCAAATTGACCGTGCAAGTCTAGAATCGGCGTTGTCGGTAATTGACAAAAAAGTACCCGCATTTTTGACCCATTCGGGGGCAATGGATGACCGCATTTTGCAACAAATCGGTTTCTTTCAAGGCTTTTACATTGACGAATCCGGTGAAACATTTCGTTTGATTGCCGAAAAATTTGTCGCGCTTGAAAGTTTTAAATCCGACGAACCGGAAAAATACCGACGGCTTTTTGATATTGCGGAAAACATACCCGAAACTTTTGGTGTTTCACTTGTGTTCGATTGTTCACTTGTTTGGAAAACAAAGGACGGAAAGGAAATTGAATATTCCGAACAACCCCCCGAAAATGTAATTGGCAACGAACCGTTTGTTCGTTTTATTGAAATCAAAAGCGCCGACTTTGTTGACGAACCGGCTGCCAATGAACAAGGTTTGTTTTCATCGAACATAAAAAACCAAATAAAAAAACTTATGACATCACCAACGCAATTAGCCGAAGACGACGAAAAAGTCGAAGAACCCGAAGCCGAACAACCCGAAGCCGAAGTTGAAGAAACCGAAGCCGAAGAAGAAACCGAAGAGGTCAAGGCGGAAGCCGAAGGCGAAAGCACGGTTCTTGACTTTGTTGCCGAAATCGACGCACGGGTTGCACAACTTGAAAGTTTGATTCCGCAATTGACCGAAGCAATGTCAGCCAACAAAGACGCATTGACCGCAATGACCGAAACATTTGATTCAATTAAAAAGCTTTCAAAAGGTCATTCAAAGCCGGTGACATTTTCAAAAGAAGAAACCCCCGAACCGTCGATTCACGAAAAATTCATGAATGCGTCAACGGCAAAGGAATTAAACGAATTAAAGCCAAAACTTTTCAAAAGTTTTAAAGCGTAAATAAATAACAACAAATATCATGGCATTGACAATTGACACCAACTTGGCGGGGAAGATTATTTCATCGAACGCGCTTGAAGCATTCACGAACCGGCTTGCCCCGTTGCAAGCGTTTTCAACTTCGTTTGACAACGACGCCGGACAAATTGGCGACCGAATCGAAATTCCATTTGTTACCAAATTTGGAAATGATGGCACATCGACCGTTTCGGCTTTTAACACTTCTTCGAATGATTACGCAACCGCCGGAAGTGCCGAAATCGAGGCGGTGACCGTATCGCTTGGCAATCATGTGAAAACAACTTGGTCGTTGCAAGATGTTCAAGCCACCGAATACGCAACCGCACAATTGGAAAGATTTGGGAATCAAAAAGGAAATGACCTTGCGTCCAAAATTTTTACCGATGTTTCGGGGAAGTGGATTGCTGACAATTTTTCGAACAACACCGTTGTTGGTGTTGCCTCTGCCTTTGACCTTGACGCTCTTTTAGAGGCACGGGCAAGTGTTGTGAGTCGTGGCGCGAACCCGTCCGATTGTTCGGTTCTTTTGTCATCTTCACATTACAATGCCCTTTTAGGTGATTCATCTTTTCAAGCCGACGCATACGGGGGGAGTGAAGCAATTCGTCAAGGGGTGATTCCCGCAATTGCCGGATTTCAAGCCGTTTACGAATGTCCACAAATGCCAAATACCGACAACCTAGTCGGGGTCATCACACACCCGTCAGCCCTTGCCGTTGCTTTTCGTTACCTTGCCCCGTCGGGTTCGGGTTCGGGGGCATATACAAGAACCGACCGGCTGACAAATGATTTGGGCATGACAATGGGTTACCGTCAATTTTATCAACCGGAAACGGGCATTGATTTTGCAACACTTGAAGCCGTTTATGGCTATTCAGTTGTGAACGGTGACGCCGCCGAATTGTTGCTTTCTGTCGGTGACGAAGACTGATGCGCCTAGCGACTTTATACGGGGTAAAACCCGACGGGAAAATCCAACACATTTCGACCAACGAAGCCGGTGTGATTGTGCAAAAATACAAAGCGCACAACCCACAACATTTTTCACACATTGGGTTTTTCGATAGTCACGGAAAAAAGAAATTGCGACGGGTCATGAAATCGGAACGACCGCCACCCATTGCAAAGATGGACAAATGATTCGTGACGCAATTGAAAACGGCTTTGTTGTCAAATGACCTTGACCATATAATTGACCAACGACCGACGGAATTGACCGGCGTGTCACCGGTGTCGATTAAGGACACAACATTCAAGGCAACACAAACCCAACTTGAAGAATCACGAACGGTTGAATTGAACGGTGTTGAAATTGATTTGTCGGCAACTTTTGCTTTTAATGTTGTTGGGGTTTCAACCATTCCAACAATTGGTTCGGTGTTAAACGACGAATCGGGTAAATATTATAAAATTATGACCGCCCGATTTGACGACCCAAACAACCCCGTGTTGTTGACTTGTGATTGCATTGAAAGATATTCGGGCGAATGAATTTATCAATTGAACCAAGTGTTGAAGACGCAACAAAAAGTTTTTTGACAACGGCTTTGCCGACCGTTGATTTTTTTGTTGGGGGTTCGCAATCGGAATTTGTGACACCCCGTGTCGAAATTCATGTCGCAAACCTTCGTTCGGTTGACCCGCTTGACATCATCAAGGAATTTGGGCAATCAACAATTCCGACACCGTTGACAATTACCGAACAAAACAAAAACACAATCATCGGTTCGCATGTTCGATTTTTTGAAACTAGCATTGACGGGCAACCGGTGACATTATTGAAGCCGTATGAAGTTCAACAACTAAGCATTCAAAACCAAAACATAAATGTCATTTCGGACAATGGGGGAAACCTTTGGTTGCCGGTAAACAACCCAACAATTGCAAAAAATAGGGGAACAAGTTGGGACTTCACGGTGTACACAGAATCACAAGAAAAAGCGAAATTTGATTGTGACCTTTCATTGACGGTTGTGACGGATTTGTCACAAGGCACAACACGGGCAAATCATTTTGAAATTGTGAACGACACACGAAATCAAATGTTGCGAAATACGGTTGGGTTTAATGAACAAACCTTGCCCGATTTTGATGTTTATGACATCAACCTTGATTCGACGGAACGGGAAATTGACGGTGAATTGACGGTCACGGTGACATCTTATGTTGTGCGCTTGTCACATCATTTGGTTTTCATTAGTTGACAAAACGGGCGGTACTAATGGCACAAATCACAAATCCGAATTTTACTTCCACCACGCCAACCGAAACGGGTGCGAATTTGGTAGGCAAAAAATGTTATATGAAACACGATTTTGCCGGCGGTTATCTTGCCGATGAAATTGTCGAGATTCATAGTTATACTTTAAATGGCAACAAATTCAATATTGGCAAACTAGGTGATGCATCATCAACTTTTGAAGTGAATGGCGATGTATTAGAAAATGGGACTGCGACTAGAGCGGGGTTGTTTGCCACCGTTGACGATTGGCAAGTTGTAAATGCCGGCACAATGGTGACAAACAACAACCTATTGAGCCAAATTCAACTTGCCCTTGGTAAGATAAAGTTAAACCCAAACGAATCGGCAACCGAAGTTGACTTGCGTACACCAATCACACTTTTGGAAAATTCGAATTATTTATTGCAAACTACAATTTCCGGCGGAAACGGGGTCGACTTCATGTTGGACGAAAACATTATTTCCGGCGTTGTTGAAAGTACCAATTGGGCAAACATCACAACCGGTTTGCAATTCACGACCGACGCCGATGAACCGCAAAACATTCGACTGCGCCTTGATTCCGGTGAAACTTTAGAGACATTTCAAATCACATTTCAAAATCCAACAAATAATCAAATGAGTATAAAACAAGACGGAAGCCACAAATTCGGGATTGAAGATTCCCCTTTGACAATTGACGGTGACACCTTCATTGCCGAAGCGATGTCATTTAACAAAACTGCCGGTCGGGTCGACATAGATGATTCAAACGGCGAGCCGGTTGGGTCAACTGTTATTCCGGGACGAATTGAAGGTTCGGGAACTTTGCAACTTGACGGTGTGAACGCGCCGGCGGTTGGTGATGAATTTACTTTGGCGGGGGGGGCTTATGCGGGTGATTATATCATTCAAGACATTGGCGAAACCCAAAGCCAAGGTGATTACGCCAAGGTTTCAATTAACTTTTACAAAAAGATAAATTAGTCCGATGAATGACGACCGTGTTGAATGGTCGCAATATCGTGACAAAATAGCCGACGCCCGAAACCGTGACCGATCACGGCGGGTTGACGCATGGTTGAATTTGCCTTCGGAAATTTGCGGGGTTGTTGTTTACCCAATTACCGTCCGAAAACTTTTAATTCTAGAAAGTTGCAATTCACCGGTGTTGAATGGCGGTGAAATAAATGACGCCGATGCCCGAAATTTTCTTTGGGTTTGTTCAAGTGAATTTGAACTTTGCCCTAAAAAAGCAAAAGCATTTAAAGCCAAAATCAAAATCGACGAAACTTTGGCGGATGAAATGAAAACATTTCTTGACGACACATTCAAGTTGTCGGGGGGGAATGATAGTTCAACAAATGACACGGAACATTTTGCGTCATCTTTGTTTGATTTGGTCGCGAGTGAATACGGTTGGACAATTGACCGAATGATGGATTCACCAATGGCACAAATGTTGCAATTGGTCACATCAATCACAAGTCGTTTTCGAATGAATGCCGGTCAACCGGTCGTTTCTTTCAACCCCGAAGTTGACAAAATAAAAGCCGAATATTTGCAACGCATGAACAAACCTAAAAATTTTGGGAAAAATTAAATGGGCAAATTTTCAATTATTGGATACATGGGGCTTGATTCTTCGAAGTTCATTGCCGAAGGGAAAAAAGCACAAACCGCCGGCGGGAAACTTTCGGGGTTTTTGAAGGGGGCATTTGTCGCCGGAATAGCCGCCGCCGCCGCCGCGCTTGTCGTGTTTGTTTCGAAGGGAATAAAAAGTTTTATCGACATGGACAAAAAAGCCCGTGAAGTGTTCACCTTGATTCCTAACGCCTCAAAAGAAATGCGTGACAAACTTGTCGTTGGTGCGCGTGACATTTCGAAGGCATACGGCATTGATGTGACTGAAGCCCTTGACGGAATGTACAAGGCGTTAAGTGCCGGCATACCGAAGGAAAATGTTGTCGACTTTTTAAAAGTTGCGTCGGAATCGGCGAAAGGGGGTGTGTCGACATTGGGTGAAGCCGTCGGAGCAATCACAACCGTCTTGAACGGGTACGGCATGGAAGCATCAAAAGCCCGTGATGTTTCGGATGTTTTGTTCACGGCGGTCAAAGGTGGCACGACGACATTTGGTGAACTTGGGGCAAATGTTGGCAAGGTCATTCCGATTGCGTCAGCCCTTGGCATTTCCTTTGATGATGTCGGGGCGATGTTTGCCGACTTGACAAACAAGTTGGGTGACGGAAAAACCGCCGAAGCCGGAACGCAATTGAACGCAATGTTGGCGGAACTTGGGAAATCGGGAACGGTTGCCGACAAGGCATTCAAGAAGTTGACCGGTCAATCATTCCCCGACTTTTTGTCAGCCGGTGGAAATGTGAAGGACGCATTGGTTGCAATTGCCGATTCGGCATCGGAAAACAACGACCAAATCATTGACATGTTTGGGTCAATTGAAGCCGGCAAGGCGGTCATGAACTTGACGGCAAAAGGGGCGGAAGGTTTGACCCAAGCGATGAAAGACCAAGAAGAACGCTTCGGCTCAACAAAAGAGGCTGCCGACGAAATGCGGGAAAGTTTTTCGGATCGGCTTGCCCGTGCGGGCGAACAAGTAAATGACATATTTCGACGAGTCGGTGAAGTATTAATGAAACTTGGCGGGGGTTCGGGTGGAATTTTTGACATGTTGATTGGCTATGTAAATGTTTTAGTTGGGTATTTGGAGGACGCAAGCGGGGAAGGAACTTTCATGACAAAAGTGTTTTCAACTTTGACAACCGTTTTCAAAACTTTGATTCAAATAGCCGGCACAAAAATAAGCATATTTAAAATTTTGATTGGCGTTTTTGAATTATTGGCAACGGTGATCGGGGGGCTTGGCGGAATATTTAAAGCCGTATTTGAACCCATGTTCACAATTGCCGAAGCCGGTGGCAAAATTATGTTAGCTTTTGCAAAAGCCGTTGCCGAAGGTTTTAGCCCGTCGGCATGGGCGGAATTTGGAAAAACGGTTGATTCTGAATTGGACAATGTTTTGGGGTCATTCAAAAATTGGGGACCAAATGTTGAAAAAGTTTTCAACGAAGAAATCGACAACATTGGAAAAGGTTGGGATAAATTTAAACAAAACACATCGGACGCCATTTCGGAAATTGGTGACATTTGGAAGGAAACCGGCAATTGGGAATTTTTAAATGAAGAATTGCTTGAAGCAAAGGCGTTGGAAAAGGCACGAATCGAAGCCGAAGAAATTGCCAAGCTTGAAGGTGAAGCCCGTGTTGAAGCCGAAAAGAAAAAGAAACTTGCCGAAGAACAAGCAAAACTTTTGAAAGAACGAATTGCCAAACAAAAAATCTTGAACGCCGAACAAGAACGAATCACCGGTTTGATGGAAAAGGCAAAGGCGAACACGGAACAAATAAAGGTGATGGAAAAAGCCCGTGAACAATTAAACAAAAAAATTGCCGACCGAAAAAAAGAAATTTCCGCACACATACAAAAAGAAAACGGCTTGCAATCCGAAGCCCTTGGGATTGTTGAAAAACTTTTAAACAAAGACGGGTTGCGATTGCGTGACAAAAAAAGGCTTTGGGCAATACAATCCGAAATAAAAAAAGCGGAACAAAAAACAACCGACGCAACCGAAGAAGGTTTCGCCGCCTTGCAACAAACCAAACAAGCCCTTTTATTAATCAAGGACACCGAAGATCAAATTTTGCGTCGGAAGTTGCGGGCGAAAGGTTTAACCGAAGAACAAATCGACCTTCACATGAAGGACGCCCGAAAGATCACGGAAGTCGACAAGGAATTGGAGAAGGTCAATCAACGCATTGTTGTTGCCGAACGCCATCAAAAGCGGGTCAACAAATTATTCCCCGAAGCCAAAGTTGGGGTCAATGGTGTGGCAATGGGGGCAAAGAAACTTGATGCCGAATTGAACAAAGCAAAAAACCAACAAATTGTTTTAAAACAAAAAACCGTTGAAGCCGTTGAAGGGTTTAAGGCAATGGGGGGTGAAGCAACCGAAATCGAAGAAGGCTTGCGCCAAGTTGGTCAAGAATTGGATTCAATGAAGTTCGGGGCGGACGACTTAAAAATTGACACGGGTGACGCCAAAGATTTGCCCGAAACAATGGACAAAGCCAAAACCAAATTTCAAGAAATCAATGACCTTGCAAAAGACAATGAACTTGTAAAGCTTGCCAACGCCGGAACAATAAATGTTGACCCAAGTTCACCCGTACCGGTCACAATGGACAATGTGAAACTTGACGCAACGGCACTAAAACAAATTGGTCGGGTATTAAATCAAACGGTCAAACCGATCAAAGAATCAAACAAACGGTTGGGGTCAATTGACAAAACATTGAAAGGGTATTTCGTGAACCAATGACATCGGTGACAACAACAAATTCGAATTTTTATGATTCGCCGGATTCACAAAATTGGGTGACCCCCTATCGACTAACGGTTGACCCGTTGGTTTCATTTCCAATTGACCGTGACCCAACTGCCCAAGTGTTTCGTGAAAATTGGATTCAAAACGCCGATTCATATTCACCCGAAACAATTGGCGTTTGTCACCCAACAATCACAACCGACATCACGGGTTTGATTTCGATTGAAAACGGAACATCAACAATCACCGGCGTTGACACAATTTTTAATGTGGAATTTTTGGTTGGTGATTACATTGTGTTATCGGGCGAAAAATATATCGTCGACACAATCACAAGCCCGACGGAAATGACAATTGAAACACCGTTTGCAAGTGTGACTTTAGTTGACGCAAACGCGCAACGGTCAAAACTTTATTTAACAAAAGAAGACGGACACAACTTTGAAGAAGATGGACTTTTGCGTTGGGATAAAATTTGGGCGACCGTGCCGTCGGGTCGCATTGATTACCAAAATTTAAATTTTACTTTTCCGGCTTTTAAGAATTTGACGGCTGACGCAACAACAACACGGGCAAAATTTTCACAAACCGTCATTGCGGAAAATTCCTTTTCATACATTCGAACCAACGCACCGGTTCAAGCAATTTCAATCAACCCAATTTTCACAATCACATCGGGCGGGGTTGCCGTCAATGCGGTTGCACAAGACACCGTGCCAACACTTTCAACATATCAAGGGTATGTTTCTACCGGCGCGACATTACAAGCACAAGAAACACGCCTTTCCAATTATATGGGCAACATTTGGCAAACGGTCGATGCGCGTGTTTATGCAAAATAATTGACACCGTCGTCACATCATGCCACGAAAAAGATGTGATCAAATTGTCAACCAATCATTCCGAATTTACACGAAGCCATTATTGGCATTTCATGGCGGGTGTTTTTATGTCAGCCGTAGCCGATGAAAAAATTGACGGGCAAAAATATATTTTACCCGATTGCGGGGTGATGAATAAGTTTTTTGACGAAATTGGCTTCGATTACGAATTGGAAGGTGAAGCAAAAAACACAAAAGAAATCAAATCGCACGACGACCCGTGGACTTGCGAAACTTATGACAAGACATTACCCGAAAGGTTTGTCAATAAATGCAAAGCCATTTTAAACCCCAAACCAATAAAGGGGGTGCATGTTGTGATTATTCAAAGGACATCAATGAACGGGTATGAAAAACAACCCGAAAAATTTTCGACACACGGAAGTCAAAGACGATGGATCAAAAACATGAAAGATGTTTATGACACTTGCGACGAAGTCGAACACACACGCATTGAATATTTGGAAATGAAAACATTGAAAGAACAAATTGAACTTTACATGTCGGCGTCATGCATTGTCATGCAACACGGCGCAAGTTTTTTTAATACAATTTTCTGTCAGCCAAATACGCCGGTTATTGAAGTCACCCGCAACCATTATTTTGAAAAGCCGGCAGAATGGTTTGGTGTGAAACGGTTGCCGTGCCAATATGGTAACACGCAAAAATCTGCCGTCGTCAATCTTGATGACTTGCAAACACACATTCAATCAAGTTTATCGTGACCCAATTTTTCCCATATTCTGACATCCCGCTTTTAAGTAAAGGCGAACGCCCGACATTGCTTGAAGCCGATTCGGGAAATGAATTGATTGGTGCTTTGAATATTCTTCGAAACATGACAATCGAAACCGGCGACACCGAAGCCGTTGAATTTGATTCGTCGGGGGTTCGCATAATTTACAAAGGCGTTCCCGATGCTTTTGATTTTACCGGTGACATTGAATTATTGACGGTCGACTTGACGCAAAAGGTGACAATTACATTTTCCGAAGGAACAATCACAAACATTGCCACGGGTTCAAGCCCGTTTGCCACAAGGTCAATTGACATTTGTGAAGGGGGGGAAACCGAATCGGTTGAATTTGTTGTTCGAACTTAGTTTTTGACATGGGCTTTTTGATCACACCAAACGCCGACGGTGAATGTTGTGCCGACCCATGCGAACAAGAAGACCCATGTGACCCATGTGACGATTGCCCGTGTGGCGATCAACCCGAATCGGTCATAATTGTTGAATATGGCAACCAAATTGTCGGGGAAGACAAATGCCAAAAAGAAGTTTTTACGGTCGAGAATTGTACAAAGTCATATTACCAAAGTTGCGACACCGACACCGTTGAATTTGGTGGGGGTTTGGTTTACATGGCAAGCCCAATTAATCGTTGGATGATCGGGCAAGCCGTTTCGGACACCAACGGTTGTTCCGGTTTGTTTGGTGATTACAAAGTGAACGACAAGTTGTCATATAAAGTCACGACAACATTTCCAAGAAAAACCGGCGAAACAATTATTGGCGACTTGACCCCCGATTCAACTTGTGAAGATTGCCCCCCCCCGTGTTGTGATTCGGGTTCGGGTGTTTCGGGTTCGGGTGTTCCACCGCCCCCGCCCCCCGTTTGCACATCGGGCATTCCGGATTGTTGCGGGTCGGGCTTGCCCCCGTGTTCGGGTGATCAACCTTGTTGTTCGTCGGGAATCCCAAGTTGTTCGGAAGTCGAAGACCCATGTGGGACGGGTTCGGGTGTTTCGGGTTCGGGTGTCAACGGGTCGGGAACATGTGACCCATGTTGTGACGAAACAAACGATTGTGACCCCGTGCCGTGTTGCGATTCCCCCGACCCGTGCAACCCCCCAAATTGTTGTTCGGAAGATGACGAAACATGTGGCGGGGAATGTGAACCCATGACCTTTGACGATTCACTTGTTCCCGATTCCGGTTGCCCATGATTACCGCAACGCAACGGGTGAATGACGACGGGTTCTTGGCGGAATGGGATTTTGCCGACGAACGGGGCAAGGTTTACATTCTTGACGGGTTAAAAGCACAATCGGGCATCAAGATTGAACGACAAAAACTTTTTGGTATTGGTTGCACCGATTTTGCCAAACAAGGAATTTTCAACCCATCAGTTGTGCAAACCGGAGAAAACGAAATCAAAACAATCTTTCGTTGTGAGCCATCACAAGCCACATGGTCGGGGTATTTTATGACCGACAAAGGTGTGCCGGCGGTGGCTGACGGTTTGATTGTTGACGGAAAGGTTGAACTCGAAATCCCAAAGCCGGTCAATTCCGGAATGCCTTTGGCAACACGACCCGAAGATTGGCGACTTTTTAAACATAGGGAAAAAATTTATTCAAACTTTTCAAATTATTTTTATTACAACCAAGGGTTTCCAATGAAACGGGCAATGTGTCGGGTTGGCATTTGTGAACTTCGTGACCGACTGTTTTTTGTGACGGAAATGTCGGGTTCGGAAAAA